CGTATTTAGTGTCCATAGAAATTGTGGCTTGTCCGTCAACAAGGGTAGCCCTTCCTCTATAGATCAGGTCACACTGCGGACCTTCAATGAAACTATGGCAAAGGTCGTAGTCTTCCCGTAGGCCATGTGGAATACGGAAGGTTCCAGAACCTTTCGTTAATGAGCCAGGGGTATATAGACTTGTCCCGTAGACGCCATACGTGTTTGAGTGCCCCAGCAGCCCATAGTGTGACGCATTTTGGCTATACCCGATGAGTCCTGCGGAGGTCGTTTTGCCTGTCTGAAAGTATCCTCCATACCCGCCAACAGAATGGCCGCGTGTTCCGATTCCAGCGAGTGAGCTGTTATTGTGGAAGCCATAAACGGCTGAACCCCCACCCAAGTTGACCTGTCCATAAATTCCGTTTCCCGTCCCCTCATGCGTAACGTATATTGCAGCTTGGCCGTTTCCGGCATTGGCTTGATACAGGACCAGGAGTTGATCGGTGGTCGTATTGTCATAGACATACACTTGTTTTGTGTCTTGAGCCGCATAACCGATACCGATATTCCCATCGGACCGTATTGCCAGGGCATCAGGGTCGCTCACACTACCAATAGTGCCGTCGTCGGGGACTTGAATACCAGTGTCCGAAATCGTTAACGCAGTAGTGGCAGTGCCAGCTTTCATCGTATTTATAATAAGTTTGCCGTCTTCAGTTCCATCAGTAACGTCGGTTGCTACTGAATAGATTTGAGCAGCAGTCCACGTTTGATTGTTGTCATTCTCCATGTAGAACTGAATGATTCCGCCGCCATCGCCATCTGCGGGGCTTGCAGAATATCTTGTTAAATTAAGGACTGGCCCAGTACTTGCGTTATCCTTATCTTGACTCACTGTAAATTGCGCCACGTTGTTTCCGGTGACGGACATAGCTAAACCAGAATCCGCCGTATGAGTGAGCAGGACGTCTTGATCATTACCAAAATAAATTGTAGAACCATCTGCTAAATAAAGATCAGACCATTCTAATGAAGTTGTTCCTAAAGTATCTCCGTCAGCAGATGCGGGGTCAGCACTAACAACAGATGCCCAAGCTATATCTGTACCATCAGAAGTTAATACATAATTTGCAGACCCAACAGTTAATGCAGCGGGGTCACCACTTGAATCACCATATATAATTTTACCTCTAGCAAGTCCAGCCATCTTAGCCAAGGTAATTTGGTTATCGGCCATATGTGCCGTATCTATTGAACCATCAACATATTGATCTGAATCTATGGACTCTACTGACATATGGGCCAAATCAATACTTCCATCTACATAATAAGAAGAATCAATTGTATCTGCTGGAAAGACAGGAATTTGACTAAAAGTAACTACACCATCAGAGGCTATTGCAATTGAATCTGTATCTGAAGTATGTCCTATATTCGTTCCGTTAATAATAACATTATCAACTGTTAAAGTTGTTAAGGTTCCGAGACTTGTGATGCTAGACTGTGCGGCAGTAGTTACGGTAGCTGCTGTACCACTAGCATTTCCCGTTAAAGCACCTACAAAAGCCGTAGAAGTAATTGACGTTGCACCTGTAACTACTCCCGCATCTATACTAATTGTGCCGTCTAATAAAATCGCAGAGCCAGCAGCAGGTTCAATATTAATTGCCGCGCCGGAATCTAAAGTTAAAACTCCTGCCGAATCAATATCTACTGTACCGTCTGCTGTGATTTGAACATTCGCTGCCGCCGCTGCCGCGTCCGTTGTAACAATACTTAATGTCCCGTTAGTTCCTGCAGTGAATACTACGGTGTCACTTGCTGAACCTGTCATTGTAATAACTTTACCGTTTAGATCAATATCGTCTATAACAGCTTGAGTTATTGCACTGTTTGTTCCTAATGTTGCTCCGTCTATAGAACCTCCGTTAATATCAATTGTACTAAAAGTATCTATTGCGCTTTCAAAATAAGTTTCAAAGTCAGTAAGTGCAACTTGCTTCATAGTTCCTGCATCATTTACTATAACCCTATCTGCATCTGCAAGAGTTGTGCTGCTAGCACTTGTATCACCATCTATAATATTTAGTTCTGCTGCGGTGCTTGTAACACCATCAAGGATATTAAGTTCCGCTGCGGTGCTTGTAACACCATCAAGGATATTTAGTTCTGCTGCGGTGCTTGTAACACCATCAAGGATATTTAGTTCTGCTGCGGTTGACGTTACTGCTGTACTTCCTATTACTAAGCCACTTGCAGGTACAACGACTCTAGCAGCACCACCAAGAATTAAATCATCTGCTGAAGTATCCCAGAGCATGTATGCACTTGCAGTGTCACCAAAGAACTTAACGTCATATCCAGTGTCGTCTACGCCTACTGTAACTGTAGCGTCAATCTGAACGGCTCCATCAATATCAACTGCGTCTAAATTAGTAGTACCATCAATGTCGGCATTACCACTAATGTCCAGTGTAGCTGCATCTAGTTCCCCTGATATAGTAATATTAGTACCACCAGTTATTGCACCATCCATTGCAACAGCACCATTAATATCTATTGTAGTTGCAGTTAATTCTATTTCAGTATCACTTACAAGGTCAAGAACTCCATCAGCACTTTGATAAATATAAGTACCGCTATCGCCAAATTGTAGTTGGTCGGTACTAGAAAGAAGTATTCCTGTATCTGCAACATGCGTCAGTGAAACATCTTGGTCAGCACCAAAATTTATAACTGCTCCATCGGCTAAGAATAAATCTGAGAACTCTAATGCGCTTGTTCCGAGTGCAGCGCCGTCAGATGCGTCAGGTACAAAAGCGGTTGTTGCGGTTATTGTAGTACCTTGAATAGTGCTAGAACCTGTTAAAGCTCCTGTAACTCCTAATGTACCAGCAACTGTAGCATTGACATCGACATCTAAAGTATCAATATGGGCTGTACCATCTATAAATAAATCTTTAAATTCTAAAGAAGATGTTCCTAAATCTATATCGTTATCTGTAACTGGTGAAATAACACCATCAGATATTCTAATTTGTTCTACTGCCGCGCTTGAAACCTCTACAAAAACACCCCAACGGTTATTTGTGCTATCTGCTACGATCTTATTTAAGAAATCTTGGTCGCCTATTGTATGGACATTACCACCTTCTGCGGCGGTTCCGTCATGTTGATGCCCTGTGGTTCCAGATGAAGCATAGGATAAAGCAGTTAAAAGCTGATTATATTCATTATTAAATAATGCTGCTGTAATAGTATCACCATCTGAAAATGAACTTTGTCTTGTATATGTCGTCCCCATTCACTATCTCCTATTAACTGGTGTATAATCTACATATAAACCGTTTATTGCATACGCAGATTTTTTATCGTTTGATCTTATTCTAAAACTTGCTGTATATCCTGTGCCTTGTATCGCCTGTCTAACTGTCGGATCTTTTGTTCCTCCGAATTGTCCTGTATTAAATACTGCGGTTCCAAATACAGAAGGTAACGGAACACTACTTAATGTGTAATCCGATGGTTGCGGAACATTTACATCTTCGTAGTCATATCTAACTCGTAATTCGGGTTCTATTGAACCTTCGGGGCTAACAGAAAGCTTAATGTAATTCATATGCTTTCGAGTTCCATGATCCCCAAAATCAAAATTAGGAGTTGTATATGTTGCTAAAATGTTTGCTTCTGATCCAGAATGATAAAAAGAATTTCCTGAATCATGTAAATAAACATAACCATCAATATCGCCATGATATAGTTTTTCTATACCATCTGAATTAAATCCAGAAGTTATTGCTCTTGCCTGAATACCTTTTGTTTCGGACCATTCAAAACCATTTCTTGTTATTGATCCTATAATTCCTTTAGAGCCACTCGAAGTTTCTGAAGTTGTTGTATAAAATAAACGATACTGTGATTTACGTCTTAATACTACAGTTGTTATTTTATATGTAGCCATTCCATCTGCAATATCATTTATAATAGATTGAATTTGACGGCTTACTGATCCTAATTCTACGTCACCAATACGAACTGTACCAGCAAGTGTCCTCACTCCATCAGGACTTAAAAATACTAAGTCACCACCAATTTCCTGAATACTATGATTTGCTAAACAACCTACGTTTTGTGTTATAGGTGTAATAGTAATTGTTGAACTGTTATTTATATTCTGAAGTTTATAAATACTATCTCGACAAAATATAATTAAGTCATCCCGAAACGATTTCAAACCAATTACTTTATCATCAAGTGCTATAGTACCGCTACCTGAAGTTGTAAAATCGTCTATGTCACTTGTTCCACTGTAGTAAATCGTATTCGGAGTTGTAGAATCTCCTGCTACAACTAAATGTGTATCATGAATTACACAAGTCTTTGCAGTAATACTACTTGATATTGTAATCTCTTTTGCAAAATAAGTACGCCCACTTAGCGCACCCGAACCTGTCATTTTAAAATAAAAAGGTTTTGTACCCGCTGACTCGTCTGTTATAATTAATTCGCCATAAGTAGTAGCACCTTCATATAAAGCAAATGTACATTCTGTCTGATTTGTTCGAGCTAATGTAGAACGTCCTGTGAATGTCGAATAATTATCTCCGCCTCCAGCTACTGAATCCTTGTTGATTTGTAGCCATGTTTCACCATCTAATGTGAAATAAATATTAGTTCCAGCACAAGCTACTAAACCATCTGCATAAACAAAAAGACCAACAATATCGTTTGTAGTGTTTGGCTTTGTTGCGTCGTCACCACCAAATGGGGCAAAGCCACTTATTCGCCTATAGCCGCCATCGGAGTCTACTTCAAAGTTTTCGAGTACCGTAGCAACTCCGGGGGTTGCAAGCATTTCAAATTGATTTAAATTTGTATCTAATCCACCTCTGCACGAAACACCATACGGTTGTGACTGTGCCATTATGCGAACCTTATGCGGTCATCTTTAAAATAATTTGGAGTCGGGTCCATCAAATGTAGTTTCATTGTCTTTAATCCACGCTTATAATCTGCCATTGCAAAAGCAGAATTTTGTGGATTATCTTTGAATTGGTGCATATAATATCTTGCTCTATTTATAAGAACAGGTACATATAAATCTGGAAAAACTATTTCGTCGCCATGTGCAGATAACTCTGTTGGTAAAGTATAAGCATAAAACCAAATACGATATACTTGATCTGGTATAGGAGATAACCCAAACTTTCTATTATCAGGACTTTTTATTACTCTACTTGGCGTTCCTCCCGTGGCTTGATCAGCATCGTCTTTATTCTGTCCGACACGAAAATAATCTTTCCATTCTTCAATACTAGTATATCTTAAATTACGAACAGTATAGGGCGCACTCTCTCCACTAACACCCACAGTTGAAAGAAGGAAATTACCCCAATCCACATATCCATAATCATCTTTAATACTACTTGCAGCGGTTTTTAGCTCATACCAACGGGTTCCTGCAACGGTTTCAATATATGTATTACCATACATAGGATCAGTCGCGCCTGATTCTGCAATAGCTAAAAAAGGCCATTGCGGTTCTTCATTAACCATATCAAGATAAGCTCGATTAACGAGATCCTTGATATGAGTTTGAACCCCGAGAGAAGATGCA